AACCTTACAACACAGGGCCATACTATGTCAAGCCCCATGCTGTTATCCTTTTAGTTGGTTGTTAAGAGAAAGTAGACTTCATAGCACCACCCCTACGACGACTATCTATCATAGCAGCCTGTGTCATCTGAGCAATCTTAGGTGCTGCCTGTGCAATGAGTTTCTTGACGCTATCATCACCGTTAGCAGAGAGGTTAAAGTTCTGGTGGATCACAACACTACCACCCCCAGATGAGCCTTCCGCCTGAACACCAAGTTTACCATTAGCGCCACGTTTAAGTGGCATGATAGCCTCTGGTCCAGCTTCTCCCATAAGACCAGTTTTACCACCGGACATAGGGAAGTAAGCAGGTCCGCCTACAACACCACCATTAGCATAGGCTTGTATCTGTGAGCCACCTGAGAAGGCACCACCATTAGCGAAAGGACTTACTGGTGGCCTAAGAGAAGAAGAAGGAGCGCTACCACCCCCACCTAGTACAGAAGCTAGGATACTGCCACCGCCACTAGAACCTCCAAGAGCACCAGAAATAGATTGTACCATCCTTTCCACAACAAGAACCTGATAGAGTTCCTTTATAATAGACCTCGCCATATCCTTGAAGGCGTCTTTTACAGACTTAGTGCCATCAACCATAGACATAAGTGCGTTACCCATAGAGTTAGCAATACTATCTGCTACTTGTTGTTGTTGTGCCTTAGCCTCTTCAAGAACCTTTTGACGTTCCTTATCGGCTTCGATCTGTAGTAGAGTACCCCTAAGTTCTTTCTCTTGGGTAGCACTCATTACTTCACCGTACTTATTACGAGCATTAAGTATTTCTTCTTCTACCGAACGCTTAGTACCAAAGATACCAACCAGTTTACCCTCTATCTCTGATTGTTGTTGTAACTTAGTGAGGTAGTCTTGAAGCTCTTGTGCAGGAGAACCACCGCTGGAACCGCCGCTGGAACCAGACTTAGTAGACGCCCGTTTTGCAAGAGTAGCAGATTCATTGCTAGAGAGCTGAGACTCTAGTGCGTCTATAGTTGCACTGTCTATTGCCGACTGCGCTCTAATAATAAGGGGGTCAGCACCTTCCTGTCCAAGTGCGTTGTTAGTTTTATCTTGTAGATCAACCCTCATACCAGCAATAGTACCAGCGTTGGCAGTGCTAACATTGTCTTTTATAGCTTTTGACTGGGCTACAGCAACAGCAAGTGCCTTTTCTAGACCTTGCCCAAAACCAACAAGGGATTGCATTGCAGCAGCAGCACCCTTTAGACCACCTTCTAGTTCCTTAGACTCAGCCGCAGCCGCAGCTATAGCCTTTTCGTTAAGTACAGCAGCATCGTACAACCTCATTGCTGCAATTAAGTTATTACCCTTAATCTTGTTGTCTTCCAGCGCCAACTTGAAGGCAGCCCTAGCAATGTCAGCTTCTTTATTAGCAACTTCTTCGGAATCTTTACCGAACTGTAGCGTTAACTTGGATATTTCGAGTCTGTTCTCTAGTGTTTTAGTGGTAGCTGCTACAGCATCTTTAATAGCGTTAACACCAGAAAGAGTTGCGGAAGTCTCTTCTGTAGTCTTTTGTTGTAGGTCGTAGAAGCGTTGGATTGACTCAGTGCGTTTAAGCTCAGCCTCTAACAAAGATTCTGTTTTAATTCTAGCGTCTTCGATACTAAAACCAAGCCTTAGTAACAACGCATTTCTAGCTTTTAGTTGTTCTCCGTAGGGTCCACTTAGTTCGCCAAGAAGAACCTGTGCATTAACAGCCTTTTCCATGTTACTAACATCTTGAGCAAGTGCAAGAGACCTAACCTCTGAGCTGTTCTCCCCAGAACTCTGGATAGCCTTTTGCATAGCTATCTCTTGTTGTAGGTAGCTATCACGTTCGTTAAAGTTGTCCTTCTGTTCACTAGCAAGTTTATCTTCTAATTTAAATACAGTACCTATAGCGGCAAGAAATGAATCAAAAGTCTTATCTATAGACTTTTGTGATGCTTCGCCCCCACCAAAAAGGCCCTCACCTAGTATTCTCATACCCTTGTTTGAGTTAATGTTGCTGCCAGATAACAGCTCATCACGTGCTTTCCTAAAAGACTCTAGGTTATTTCTTGCCTTGTCCAGAGACTCTGAACTTGTAAGCTCGTCGGGTGTAATACCAAGAGAGATAGCCTTTTTAGTACGTTCAAACTCTTTTAAGGAGTCTGTTAGGGCTTTAACACGAGTTTCTAAAGTCTGTACAGGTTCAGAAGCCTCTTTAGCAGCTTTTCTGGCCCTAAGTAAAGAACCTGCAATAGCAGTTGAGATAGGTATAATGATACTGAAAGCTGCAATAAGTGCTGTCACAGAGACAGTGAGTCCAAGTATGGGTACCTGAGTAGCAAGGACAGCAGGTGGAAGAAGGTACAACGCACCAACTAACTGTGTAGCCTGTTGACCAAACGCAACCATTACGTTAGCACCAGACTGAACTTGAACCGCAAAGTCACCAACCTGATAACCTGTCTGTTGCATCATAACACCAAGGTTATTAGTACCCCTAATGTTACCGTTGTTTACGAGTCGAAGTCGCTCTAGTTGCGCCCTGTATTGTTCAATAGTAATGATACCAGAGCGGTATGCCTCACGTAGACTACGCATAGCCTCACGTTGCATAGCGAAGTTTGCATAACCCTCTTGGAACCTCATACGAAGCTCTCTCTGACGGTCTGCTAATGCCTTACTTGCCCTTGCGGCTTGCTCTAGTGCAGCAGCAGCAGCCTTAGCAGCAGATTGGTTACGCAACTCATTAGCAAGTTGTTGTACTCTGGCACTAGCTAACTGAGATGACAGACCAAGAGCCATTAAAGCCCTCTTCTGTTCTAGTAGACCCTGCTGGTAAGTACGTGAACTAATCTGTCCCTTAGCTTGTGCAGCTACAAGTTGCTTTACGCCACTCTCTACAGTACCAAGCGCACTGGTTAACCCTAGTACAGACTTGTTGTTACCAAGTTGAGCTTGAAAGGCAGCAACCTTTTTCTTAGCATCTGCTATAGAGCTAGTATCAATTACAATCGCAAGATCAGCCATTAGCTACCCCCATATAAACCCTGTCTATCTTTACAATAGCTTCTACCTCCCAGTTAGCAATAGGGGTATCAGTGAGTTCTTTCCACGCTTTAATTTGTTCGTACCCTATAGGGGCAGGTCCAGAGAAACCTTGACTTCTGCTATTACTTAAACTAAGAAAGGCAGACCAGACATGAGATAGAAGCATAGGGAATTTAGTCGGGGGTTCCAATGCTTCAGGTCTACGTCCAGTCTGCCTTTCGACTTGTTCGAGGTGTTGTCTCTGTGTTGTGCCACCCTCATCAGGTGTGTTTAGTTTGAACTGGTGTTCAGCCCATTCACACAACTCACGAGTTAGGCTTTCATAAAATCCAGTGTCTTAGTACCTGCCTCTTCAACTTGGGTCTTAATCCAGAATACATCTTCATATAGACTTTTTGCCTTAGCTACTGTCAACTTAGGCTTTTCACCACCAAGTGTAATATCCCAAGACTTAGTAACCTTAGCTAGAATCTCCAAGGAGGCATCTTCTAACTCACCATAATCAACAGCATCATTACCAGACTTTTGCGACTTCTGTAGACGTTTAGTGATCTGCTCATGTTGTACCTTTTTGTACTCCTTAGAGTAAGGCGAGTACATAGTAATAGTCATTGGTGTGTTGTCACCATCATTAAGGATTGGTAGACTTGTAGACGGGTGATTAAGTGTCACAACAACATCATCTGTCTTTGGGGTGAGGTCTTTGAGGTCCATTCGGGAAGTCCTTTAATAGTATTATTAAGTTGTTTGTCGGGGGTGTAGTAGATAGTCGTGAGAAGCCCTAAGCCCGACCCAAGAGCCTCTCACTAACCTTATTGCTAAGGTGTTACTTTATGACACTTAGGTCATACTTATAGTTTATGACTTAGGTATCATATGTTAAAGTGCAGAGTGATTAAGTTGGGCGAGTGATCTTGAGGTTAGTACCCTCAGTAGTATCGTAGAGCGCAACGAAAGGAAGGGTAATCATACGGCTAGTGGGTCCATCTACACCTACATCAGCACCATTAATCTTGATACGGGGGAATAGGAATGTGTAAGCATTAGCCCCAGTGGGGTCATTTACAGATACCTCAAGCTCTGACTCTACTTCGTTTAGGAAGCGTGTGATAAGTGCAGCATCTTCAAAGTAAACTGTAATTGTACCCTCTACCTCAGCACGACCGTACTCAAGTGAAGGTGCACTATCATCACCAATAACAAAAGTGGGTGCGTATGAGTTAGTCAGGGTAAAATCTAGTCCTGTTACGATAGCAGAGGCAGTAGAACTTGCCACGTTACCGATAGCAATGTCACCGGAGTAAGCATCAAATGGTACTGCACCAGAGGAGGCTGTCTGTGTCTTCTGTGTAGCACCAATCGTCATGTTTTTGCCTACCATACCAAAGGTAGTTGTGACCATCTGGTTAGGTGCTAGTGAGATACCCATAGTGGAAACAGTACAACCTGTAAACAGACGGGCTTGGTCGATGTCAGCAGCATAATCTTCAATAGACATATACTTTGGTGTTGTGCCTACCTTGAGTACATTAGTGACCCAAGTGTTAAGCATTGCAGACTCTAGGAAAGCATCGTATGTACCGTCACGAAGGTCCACAACAATATCACCGGCTACCTGACGATTACCGTGACGGTCTACACGGGCCATACGGTCAGCTTGAATGTCTGTACCTGTCAGTCGGTCTTTGGTAATGTTTAGGGACTGTGTACTAAAGGGTAGATTAAGGAAGTTACCAGCAGGGGTAGTTCCGAAGGTAGCTTCAACAACATAAGAAAGGCTAGAGCGTGAACCTTGTGCAAAAGTTGGCATTTGTGTTTCTCCTATAAGGAATTAAGAATAGTGATACCAACCGATAGTGACTGGTACTGCATAGAAAGCTCCATCTTCGACACCAAGACCTCTCTCGGCATATCTTATAGAAACTATTGTCGTGCCATCAGTAATATCTGTTGTAGCCTCAAAGGCATCAATAATACTGTCTGCTAGATCGTCTACCACCGAAGGTCCATCACCCTGTGGTACATAGCAAGTAATAGTGTAGAAGCCCCTATAGAGCATCTGTGGATTTAAGCCCCGTACAGAGGGTTCTCTTAGCGTAGGGACTAGCACTGGCTTAAGGTAGGGAGT